TCCGATCTGGGAGAGGGCTTGTATACCACCTAATATAGTATCAGCAGTTACAGCAGTATCAGAGTCGAATGGTGTTGGTGTAGGTCTAGCAAGCTTAACATCAGCTATAACATTAGCTGTTTCTATTTCTACTACTTCGATAGTATAGTTAGCTTTAGTGGTATCGTTTACACCTGTACCACCTCCACCTTTAGCTGTATCTAATGTTACTGTAATCTCATCTCCTACAGCCCAACCTTCTCCACCATGTAATAGATCTATCTCTCTATTATATGTACACTGGAAACTATCAGTATCTCCTTCTACTGTTGATACTTGACCTAATGTAACTAGACGAAATATTAAATTATCTTTACCAGTAGTTAAATCATTAGTACCTGAATCTTTTACAGAAACTATACTTGTATCAGTATAACTAGTAGCAGCACTTACTGCGAATACTTGAGTACCTATACCAGGACAGTTACCTGTATCTGCTCCCTCTTCTAATGTATCACTTTTAATCTTTATTCTAGTAGCTCTAGTAATAGCAACAGTTGCAGTTTCATTTGCTCTGGATACATTAAATCCATACTGTCTACCATTCTCAGTTCTTCTTAATTCTATGTATGCTTGATTCTCTTGTTTACCAGTAGAGATAGCTCTAGTATCAGTAGTACCTGTAGTAGTAACGACTTTACTTCTATTATTAAAGAAGGTAGTATCATTGATAGTTAGAGCTTGGATATCTTCTGTATTTGTACTTGCTGTTAAGTAAGAAGTTATAGATGTATGATTACTATCTGTAGCATCATATGTAGAATTATCTGTATGATACCATACATTCTTTTCAGTACCATCATCGCAGTCCCATATTCTTATCTTACCATCAGCTGCTACTTGTCCAATATATGATCCTTCTGTTTCATCTCTATAGTAATGAAACCAAGATCCTCCACTCTGTACATTAGTTAATGGATTAGTACCTACTCTCTTACTTCCAGGTCTTTTAAATAAACCATAAGTTACATCAGGTATACCGTTAACTATGTTCTTTACTTGACCAGGACTTTTAGTATGATCAGGTTGTTCTGACATACCACCTACATAAGTAGGTATGACTTGTGTAATTCCTGCCATTATCTTCTTAGATTTCTATGTGGTTGATATGTTTGATATACTGTATCATCTTCAAAACCAAACATACTATGATTACCTTGGTTACATTCATACTCTAAGCAAGCTGCCCTTGCCATTGCTTCTTGTGTAGCTAATAGTTTAACTAGTTCAGGGTTAGCTACAAGCTGTGTAGCAGCCATTCTAGACGCTCTGTAGGTTATGTATCGTTGGAATACGGATGGTATATTCTCAAACTCATATAGATAAACTACATCTAAATCTATTGTAGTGACATCAGACCAATCATCGGTGTGATCAAACTTATCATATAAGTAACCGTTTCTATTTACTACATCATACTCTCTTCTTATCCAACCTTCAGACACATCTAGTTTTAATACATTACTACCAATAGCTATCTTATTAGTTACAGCATCTGGTGTGTACTCTACATGTCGTTCTGTATTGAAATGCCAGCCTTCATTCTGTACATCAACATTAGAATCTCTTAGTAGATTATATATGAAAGATATTTCTGGGTTAGCGTTACCAGTTATACTGGTTACGGGAGACTGCCCTATAGCTCCCAGTATTGAATTTACTGCGGAGAGTTCTGTCTCGTTATCAATTGTCGTGGTAGCCATAAGGATTATTGTTTAAGGAGGGAGACCGAAGCCTCCCTATGTGTTTAAGTTACGTCGCACTCTATGCCAGGATAAGCAATTCTGAGGTTTTGAGTTTCAGATTTGATAGCATTAGAACTACGAATATCGGTACCCCCACCATCGGTGCGGGATACACTTTCACGTACTGCTACTGAAGTACTGCATACAGCAGTATTTCCAGCAGCTACTGAGTTAGCCATAATTATTTACTATTAAGAAACTGCTCCTATATCAGTAGGTGACAAGTGTTGTCTACCATACTCTTTAGGAGTTGGAGGGTTGATAATAACAACTTTAGAAACAGTACCTATAGTATTGCTTCTAGTTATAGTTGTTGATGTACCAGGTCTAAGAGACATAATATATACCTCTTATGCGCTGTTAAGAAGTTCGATAGCAGCAGCAGGGTTTAATGTACCAACTCCCATTGCAAGACGACCTACGATTACGTCACCTTGATAGAGTACTGATACGTCACCTGAAGTTACTTGAACTTGAGGACCAATTGCTTCTACAACAGCAGCGGCATCTTTATAATAGATTAGACCACAGTGGTTAGAGAAGTCTGTACCTGAAGCATCACTAGGCTGACCTGTACCAGCATCACTATTAGAACCAGCTTCTTCATTAACAGTACCAGCTAAGAATGGTAGGTTATTTGAACGCTTGATTTGAATACCAGCAATTTCATATAGACCTTCACCAGAGTTTAAGTTACCCTGATTGTTACCATAGTCTCTGTTGAGAATGTTAGAAGATACCTGAGATACTAGTGCATAGTACTGACGTGGGTTTAGCACAGCAACTCTACCTTGCTTAGGCATATTCTTTTCATCAAGAATAGAAGCTGCTTCAAAGAAAGCATCAACTAGTGCTTGAGCATCATACTCTTTACCAGAACCAAGTTTGATCTGAGATCCACCAGGCTCAGGGCCAGGTGCTGCAGTGATTGGAGAAGCTTGTCTAGCTGACTTAGCGATAGCTCTGAAGACTTTCTTATCATAAGACTCAGCTAAAGCATGACCGATTTTCTTACTGATTTCACCACGTAATGAGTAATGAGCAAGTGTTTCATCTAAGTCATAGATAAATGCTGAACTGATAAGGAGGTCATCACAAGTGATGGTCTTCTCTGCTACTGGAGGATCACCTGAACCAAGTATAGGTGTTCCTGGGGTATGATATGCAGCTTGCATACGACCCGTGAAGATGAACTGTAAAGATTTACCGTTCTTTAATGAACGTCTCTGTACTGTTTCTCTTGCAATTGTTGCTGACTCATAAGCTTTGAAAAGCTCTCCTGAGAACAGCTTAAGATAGGTTCCATACTTACTATCATAAGCACTAGAACCACCTGTATTAGATACCAGCTTATTAACTGAACCTAATACTGACTGTGTGGCATTAGCCATTATCTTTTAATTAATGTATTTGTTTACTTTCTTACGCACGTAAATTTTTTTGATCATTTGTTGTGGTCTATCCCACCGTCTAGACGGCTTGAGGGTATCCTCCGTAGAGGGCCAGAAGCCAAAGGAAAAGGAGTCCGACACTGAGGTGCTCCTGATCCGAAGTTACTTAGAACTTCATGTATTCAAAGTAAGAACCAAACTTAACAATTGAAGCTGTAGCACTTGATGAATTCTGAGCTACTTGAATATTCACATCACCAGCTGTACCACCAAGAGTGATAGTACCATCTAGTTTGATATATGAATCTCCATCAGCTGCAACAATTGTAATTTCAGATGTACCTGATGTACCTGTATCAAAGTTAACTGTTTCAGTAACAGCACTGGAGATAGGTGATTCAGATAAAACACGCCTTGCTCTATAACTAACTGTATTAGCAGGTGTTGTTACTTTAAACTTAAAGTCTCCGTCTGCATCTAAAGCAAGGTCTAACCATATACGGAAGATTGCTCTTTCATATTTACCAAGACTTAGTTTTAGAAGTGATTGGTAATCTGTTGAACTTACTAAGCTAACATCATTAGGTACAATAAGTCTAGTATTAAATTCATTAGTAGTATGTACAACAGTACCTGCTACTGTATTAGAATTGAAAGCCATTATTAAACTAATCGAGTCCAGTATGGTTCCGCCATACCAGTGTTCATTCCTTGACCTACTACAACGGACCGTAGCGGGTAAGGGTCAAGGGAATTAGTCAGAGGTCCGACACTGAGGTGCCTCTAACCTATGGTAGTTTAAGTGCATACTTTCTACCATAATAAAAAAAGGCCAGCAGTCCGAAGACCACTAGCCATAGTTCATTGAATCTCTTCACAAAGATGTAAGGGCTGTTTCTAGATCAATGTCTTCATCGAAGACTTCGTTCTTTTCCTCATGCTCTTCGGGTTTGTCGTGATGAGATTCGGTTTTAGGTGTTTGAGTCATTACTTTGTGGTTTTAGTGTACTCAACGCCACGATATACGTAAGTTACAGTCATTTGTAAAATCCATATACCAAGCCCCGTTCCATGCTTGGGTGTCATGCGTCCCTAATTAAAAGGGATGAACGGACGTTGATTAAACGACTGGTGTAGCTTCTATAGCTGCCAAGTCGAGAGGAAAGTTGTGAGCATTTCTTTCATGCATTACTTCCATACCTAGATTAGCACGGTTTAATACATCTGCCCAAGTAGGGACAACCCTACCACCTGTAGCTAACACGGATTGGTTGAAGTTGAATCCGTTGAGATTAAAAGCCATAGTGGAGATTCCCATACTGGTAAGCCATATGCAAACGACGGGCCAAGTAGCAAGGAAAAAATGTAAGCTACGACTATTGTTAAAGCTGGCATATTGGAAGATAAGTCGTCCAAAGTAGCCATGAGCCGCAACAATGTTATACGTCTCCTCCTCTTGACCGAATTTATATCCATAGTTTTGTGAAGTGAGCCCAGTCGTTTCACGAATGAGCGAGGAAGTAACAAGACTTCCTT